ATTGATTATCAGGCAGCACCAGAAGTAGCTAATGCTTTAGCTAGATGTGATGCTGTTATTGCTGATAAAGATAAAAGCTTAAAAGATATGCAAGCAAGGCTTGACGCTTTAGCTGGTGAAAAAGACGCTTTAACGCAAGAAGTTGACAAGTTGCAAAAACGTGATCTTAAAGAAGACATCGCCGAAGCTGTTAAGGCTAGAGTAGCCTTAATTGAGCAGGTCAAAGATATTCTAAAAGAGGATAACCTTGCCGAGTTATCTGATGCTGATATTAAGAAAAAAGTTATTACCAAACTATCTACTAAAGAAGTAAAGTTTGATGCTGTTAGTGAGGATTATATCAATGCCCGCTTTGACGCTATTCTGGAATTGCGAATGGACAGCGTAGCAGCAGGTAACATGCTTAATCTTGATAAAAAAGGCAAAGATGAAGACAGTAAGAAAGGCTTTAATCTTGACGAGTTGAGAGCAAAGAGTATTTCAGATTTAGAAAACAGATATAAGACCGCAGGAGGTAAATAGATATGCCACAGATTAATTACAACTTAACAATGAGCGAAGGGCAAGAAGGGTTAGTAACCGATTTGCAACCTAATACCATTGTTAGCTATATCGCTGAGGGTGTTGTTGGTTTTGGTCGCGCTTTAGTGGCTGGTACTGACCCAACTTCGCAAGTAAAAATCCCTAGTGCAAAAGGGCAGGTATTTCGCGGTGTGTCTATTGGCACCTGGGCTCTGGAGCGCAATACTGCTCTTAACGCCGAATATATAGATAAGTCTACAGTGTCGGTTTTGCGTAAAGGTGAGATATGGGTAACTGTTGCTGGTGCTGTTGTTATTGACACGCCAGTTTATTACTACGTAACTGGAGCTAATGCAGGCTATTTCACTAATGTTATTAGTGCTGATACAGAATTACTGCCTAACGCCGTATTTAAGTCTTCTGCTGGAGATGGTGAATTCGCACGTATCGAAATATTATTGCCTTTAGCGAGCCAGGTAGCACCAACAGTACAAACTTTTGCCGCTGGACAAGACGCTACAGTAACCGCCAATGCTCACGTTGTGACTATAGCTGATATGTTAGCTACTGATTTGGTCTTTGTATCAAACGTAGTGCTAACTAATCCAGCGTACATTATAGCAATAACAGCAGCAGCAGGGCAATTCACCGTGACTTGGAATACCGACCCAGGTGCTAGTACAATTAATTATCAAGTAATCAGAGTATAGAGGAGAACAACATGCCAGAACTAATAAAACCAATGAGCTACATCGATCAAATTAAACAATGTCATTTCAACATGGATGATAACCAAATGGGCTATTTTGCACGTCAATTAGAATTAATTGAGGCGCAAGCACTGCAAATTGTCTACCCTCAATTAAAAGCAACAGCTTTAATTCCAGTACAGACTTATGCAGGAATGGACGAGTGGGCAAAAACTCAAACTTACAGGCAATTTAATCACGTCGGTAAAGCCAAAGTTATTGCCGATTGGGGACAGGATTTTAGTCAAGTAGGCGTAAATGGTGCTGAATATACTGGAAAATTCGTTGTGAAAGGTGATAGTTATGAATATAATTATGAAGAGTTGCAGCAATCCATGAGAACCAATATTAACTTGCCTAATGAATTGGCTTTTGCTGCAAAGCAAGCTATCGACGAGGCTGTTGATGATCACGGTTGGCATGGAAATGTTCCTGCGGGCATTACAGGATTTTTAAATAACCCAGATGTTCCGCGCACTGACGTTCCTGCTGACGGTACAGGCTCAAGCACTTTATGGTCGACAAAGACAGGCATTCAAATGTACCGAGATATGGTGCAAGCGATTTCTGACGTAAATACTATTTCTAATGGGGTGGAGTCGGCTGATACTTTGATTTTACCACTTGAGCAATACAATTTAATTGAAAATACTGCTTATGATAGCGACAACAGTAGCGACAGTGTTCTAACTGTGTTTAGACGTAACAGACCTGGCATTTTAGTTGACTATGTATTACAATTAAATGAAGCTGGCACTGATAGCAAAGACATCATGGTTGCCTATACTCGTAACCCGATAAAAGTTAGCTACAGACTACCAATTCCTTTCATGCAATTCCCTCTTTACAATAAGGGCGGGACTGTTTTTGAAGTTAGAATGCTATGCCGAATGGGCGATGTAGTCTTCAAATTCCCTAAGTCGGCTAACATTAAGGAGGGCATTTAATATGTTTATCATTAATCTGGCTTCATATCTTTACAAAACCTGCGTAAAAACAGGGGTAGACACTGGCGGAAAAAGTTTGCTTAAGCATTTTGTATTTCCTCCTTTTGCTACTACCAACAAGAAGACGGAAGTTAGTAAAGAGGACTATGAACTGTTAATGCAGCATCCTAACTTCAAGTTTAGGGTTGATAATGATTTAATTAGAGTAGACGAAAAGAATACTTTAGTTAAACCTAAAGCCAAAGGCTCTAAACCAAGCAATAGCGATACTGACGAAGCAACAAGCGAGAAGTAATTAAATGACTGTCATTGAAGCATTGGCTATCATAGCCCCGCAATTTGACAGTCTGTCTTCTATCGTTCGTGGTTATTATTCAGCTATTGCAGAACAGCAAACATCTGAATGCGAATTTGACGATGATTATATATTCGCCTCCGCTAACCTCGCCGCGCATATGTTGACAATACGCGGTAGGTCTGGCACAGGCGGACAAGTATCTAGCGTAAAAGAAGGTGACTTGCAAGTCATGTATGCCACTATATCGGCAACTGACACACTACTAACTACTTCATATGGGCAAGAATATGACCGATTGCGTAAGATGCACATTATTCCTTTGAGGGTTGCGTTTAACACGAGCCTATGCTAATGGAAAGCGGTGTAAAGGATATTGACCACGGCTACAAGGCATTTGTTAAGAACATGAAGCAAGTATCAGGCTCTTACACTAAAGTTGGCTATCCAAGCGATAAAGATAATCAATACCCAGACGGGGAAAGTGTTGCAGAAATCGCTATCAAAAATCAATTTGGTGTGCCAAAAAAAATACCAGCACGACCGTTTTTCACAAACGCAGTAGACAAAAGCAAGGAGCAGCTAGCAGCATTGACCGCACGTGAGATTATAGCAGTCCAAAACAACAAGATTAACGTAAAAAATGCTCTAACTCTTCTTGGCGAATTTATGATTGGGAAAATTAGAAAAGAAATAACAGACTTAAGAGACCCACCAAATTCCGCAGCAACAATAAAGGAAAAGGGAAGTAGCAACCCACTTATTGACACAGGCAGAATGCGCGCAAGCACTACGCAGTCAGTGCACGTAAAAGGTGAACTATGAGTAGTCCGTTCGACGTTTTCAGACAAGCGCGAGTTTTTAAACGTAATGTTACAGGTCAGCGTATTGACGGTAAATGGGTGGAAGATGCTAACCCTATTGATGTACCAATAACAGCAAGCCTGCAACCTTTAAGACCTCAAGAATTGCAACAACTACCCGAGGGACGGCGAACAAATCAAGCATTTAAAATGTACACTGACACCGAACTTAAAACGGTACACAACCAGAACCCAGACACTATTATTATCGGCAGCAGTGAATTTGAGGTCTATTCAGTAGCCCCGTGGCAGAATAATATTATCAATCACTATAAAGCGATAATAGTTGCTAAAGACGGAAACCCACTATAATGTTTGCCAGTGAATTACAAAAAGATTTGTGGCGGTGGGTTGTACAACAATCAGGACTGGGAGTTGAACCTAACTATACAGCCAGCAGAATAGAAATATTAAAGGTTATAGATAGTACCGACTATACAACCACCATTAATGGCACACCATTTGTTTATAATTCAGGGGTTGGCGCAACTGCTGCATCCATAGCATTGGGACTTGTAACGGCAATTAATTTAGGAGCTGAACCAGTCACAGCGGTTAATGGTGGCAGTGGAGTTTATACAATTACAGCAGACGACGCAGCATTTACTTTAAATGTAGATGCCAACCAATTTATAAACACAGATAAAGTAATCTGGGAATATTCAAACGCTCCACGCTCTAAGCGCACTTATCTATCGCTTAATATAGCCAACATAATGATAATTGGGCAGCCTGAAACAATCCAGCAAGATAACGGAATAGTTTTAATCAAGAATGGCTTAGAGTTTACGCTAAATGTTGGCGCATATAGCAATGAGCAACCTGAAAATATTGATGCGATGATATTACTAAGTGAATTATCCTTAGCTACGTCAAAGATCGCTTCACTTGATTATTTTAGGGATAAAAAGCTAGGCTTTCTTGGCGTACTATCTTTGACAAACTTAAATGATCTGCGCGGCTCTCAATATGAACAGCGTGCGAGCATGGATTTACTGTTCCAAACATCCATGGGGATTTATGACGATGTTGGCTGGATTGAAAAGGTGGCGGGCACTGGCACGTTCAACAATACTATAATTAACGATTATGAGATAAATATTTAGTAAATTATCCCAAATGTGGTAATATATAAAAAAGAGGTAATAACATGACTGCAAACATAAATGAAATTGATGTTACTATTACGCCTGAAAACCAAGCAATAACTCGCGAGGGTTTTGGCATAGGCTTGATAGTTGGGACTAATAAATACTGGACTGAAAGAGCGCGTTCTTATACGTCACTATCAGCAATGGTAGATGACGGCTTTACAAGTGCTGATGCAGAATATCACGCAGCAAGCGCTTATTTTGGACAATCGCCGAGACCGCCATATGTCATTATAGGCAGGAGAACCGTGGATGATGCTGTAGTTACCGTTTCTACCGTAGCATTAAATACCGATTACACAACAACTATAAATGGAACTACTTTTACGTTTAATTCTGGAGGTACGCCGACCGCTGCAACTATAGCGGCTGGCTTGGTTGCAGCAATAAATTTAGGCACAGAACCCGTAACCGCTGTCGACAATCTTGACGGCACGTATCAATTAAACGCGGATGTCACTTTAATACCTTGGACTTTGGCAGTAGATAGCAATCAAACAATATCACCATACGAGCCGCTGGAAGATATAGCGGACGATATGGACGCAATTAAGAACTATAATAATGATTGGTATGCTGTAACAGAACTATTGCATGATGCCACAGAAGTCATGGAGCTTGCAGTATGGGCAGAGGCTAACAAGAAGTTATATTTTACCAGCTCTAGCGATACCGATATTGTGGTAGTCCCTTTGCTAAGTGATACTACATCAGTTGCCGCGCTAATTGCTGCTGCAACTTACACATACTCTAACGTAATGTACCATGACTTAGCAGACACTGAATATCCAGAGTGCGCATGGCTTGGTGTTGGCTTACCTTATGACCCTGGAAGTATTACATGGGCATATAAGACATTAAACGGCATATCTTATGTAAAACTTACTGATACTGAACGCCAGAATGCTTTAGATAAACGCGCAAACGTCTATGTTCAGAGATATGGACGTAATGTGACAGAATTTGGCACAGTTGGCAGCACAGTTTATGGTTATATTGATGTTAGGCGCACAGTAGACTGGCTGCAAGAAAGAATTAAAGAAGATTTGTTTGCTTTAATTTCAGGTTCACCAAAAGTACCTTTTACAGACCAAGGCATTGCACAAGTGCAGATTACAGTGCAAGCGGTTTTGAACTTGGGTATTACTGCTGGAGCGATAGCTTCATCGCCTGCGCCAACGGTAACCGTGCCAAAAGCTGCCGACATATCGCCAATTGATCGAGCTGCAAGAATGCTGCCTGATGTTGATTTTACGTGTCAATTATCGGGGGCTATCCATAATGTTAAAGTTAACGGCTATGTGAGGATATAATAATGAGCAACAGATTAACAAAATACAATCCCAAGGATATTATAGCAACACTGACTATTGATAACGCTGCTGCTGCCTTAATAGCTGGATTAATTCCACAAGCAGGCTATGTTATTGATGGTTGGGCGGACGGCACTTTTTTTGATATAGCCTTCCCAGCTAATTTGTTTACGACAACCCCACCTGGCGCAGACGGTGAGCAAACAAGAACTTTAAACCCTGAGGGATTTAATTCTAATATCACATTTACGTTAAAACAGGCATCGCGTAGTAACTTAATTTTATCTACACTGTTAAATGCAGATTTGCTTTCAAACTTGCCTTTTGCTTTGCAGGTGAAAGACTTACGCGAAGTATTACCATCTTATCTTTGTCAAGGATGTTTTATCACACAGTTTGCAACTGGTGGTTTTGCTTCTTCTGCTGATACTAACAGGGTATGGTCACTATTTAGCAAACACACAAATGTATTAATACAGGGGTATGAGTCATGAGCAATACCTTTACTTTAAAAGATAGCGAAGGAAAAGAACATAGTTATGAAGTTAGCTTTTTCCTTGCTCGTGAGGGCATGAAAATTTGGGGTGAATTAGGTAATCTAATTAAAAAATACGCACCTATCAAAGAAGACATGGGGAGTGTTGGTATTGTCAATTTAGCAGCCGATGTTTTAGCTATGTGTAATGATGAAATTATCCATTTTTTAATCACTAAGTTTTTGATAACTACTATAAGAGATGGAGAGAAATTAACTGATGCTAATTTTGATGTAGACTTTGCTGGAAATTATGAAGAACTTGCAGAGCTAATAGTTAAGATTTTCGAGTTAAATTACGGGGGTCTGGTAACAAATTTTTTTACCAAAATCAAGAGCAAACTGACGAGCTTACCGAGCCTACAAAATTTAAGAAAATCTTAGAAGATTTACCTGACGAGGTAAAAGAGGAGTTTCTTATCTGGCGTGTTTGGATAAGCGGAAAAGCATCATTGCAAGAGTTATACACATGGTCGCTGCGTGATATAATCAAAGCTAACATAGTGCTTGGCGCAAAAGATGCAATAATCGGAGAGTTAGCGAGTGGTTTTACGCGAATTAGTAACAATACTGGGCTTCAAAGCTGACGATAAAGCTTTAGTTTCGTATGAAAGCGAAATGGCTAAGCTTAAAAAGTCTATGCTTGCTATTGTTGGCGTGGCTACTGCCGTAGGCACTGCTCTTTTTACTGTTGCCAATAGCGCAGCAAAGGCAGGTGACGAGTTAGATAAGACTTTAAAGCTTGTCGGATTAACTGCAAAACAATTTCAACTACTGCGCGGTGCTGGTGAGCTATCTGGTATAACACCTGAACTATTAACTACTTCACTTGAGATATTTAACAGAAACATAGGTATGGCTCGCCAAGGTATGCAGATGAGCCTAAAGCCTTTCCAAACTTTAGGAGTAAGTTTAAGAGACTCTAACGGCAACTTAAAAACCACATATCAATTAACTTTAGATGTTGCTGATGCTTTTTCAAAATTAAAAAATACCGCTGATAAGACTGCTGTATCTCAAGAGATGTATGGGCGAGGTGGATTAAGCTTAATTAATCTTTTAGACGGAGGTGCAAGCTCTATAAAAGAATTAATGGGTGAGTTTGAAAAATACACCTATCTAATAGATGATAAAGCAATAAAAAGCAGTGCTAAGTTTAGAGATCAGTTGTTTCTTATGGAAACAGCTATAAAAGGCGTAAAAAACGAAATTGGAATTGTTTTAATACCTGGAATAAATGCGATAATTAAAAAGATTTTAGAATGGTATGTTGCAAATAAAAAGCTTGTTGACCAGGACATTAAGAAGACTATAGATAGTATAGCTACAGCTTTTAAATGGCTTGGGTATATATTAGATACTATCATAAGCGCAGCTAATGAAGTAGTGTCAGTCTTTCAGTCATTAATTGACAACTTAACTCCGCTTGAAAGCAAAATTATAAAAATAACAGGCATAGTAATTGCTTTATCTATAGCCTTTAACGCCATCCCTCTATCCATAGCTGCCATAATTTTGGTGCTAGATGATATAAATGTGTATATGAAAGGTGGCGATAGCTTAATAGGAAGATTTGCTAAAAGCCATCCTAAGCTTTTGTCTGCATTAAAGGAAACTTTTAAAGCGATTAAGTTTATTTTATATGACTCTATAATACATCCGTTAGAGATAATTTGGAGATTGTTAAAAGAAATAGATAAAATGCTTGGAAACTTAAGCGAGTTTGTAGACTTATTTAAAGGTATTAACAAAATAGTGCAAACAGCTGGAGGAGCGCAGCAAGCATATTTAGGACAAGCTGGATTTTCAACCACGGCATTTGCTGGGGCATCGATGCCTACAAATAAAAACATGAATGTTAATACAACAATCCACATGACTGTCCCTGCTGGTACAGCATCAGCACAACAAGATTATTTAAAACAATCGGCGGCTAACATTTTTGACACTATGTTTACCGATGAGCTTAATAAAACATTAATTAGCTTTCAGAGGTTAGAGCAATGAGTTTAGCTACTTTTTTATTCCCTGCAAAATCTAAAACCAAGCTTGGAAGCATTAGCATTGATGCTGTTATTTCATTACCAGAAAGCAATAGCGCGACAATTACAACAAGCCCAGTTGAAAATGGCACGGATATTTCAGATAGCATATATTACCAGCCGTTAAAATTATCCATTACGGGTAAAATATCAGATTATGACTTTAACCGTACGTTTTCAGTGCTTAAACAAAACTTTTTTGGAAAGAAAGGTAAAACAGTAAGCGACACGGCATACTATCAATTAAAAGCTTTATACGAAAGTAAGACACCGTTTCAGATTGTCACTAGCAGGCGTATTTATAGCAATATGCTTTTTACAACTTTTAACGTGCAAGTAGATGCTACAACATCTCAAACATTATCATTTACTGCTGATGCTCAAGAGATACTGCTTGCCACGCCAGTTACAATAAAACTGCCGCGTGATAAAGTAGCGAGCGACCCAGCTAATGCAAAAGACCAGCAACAAAGTCCAGTTGATAAAGGTGACCAATCGGCAAATGGTAAGGAGGTTTTACGTAAGAGCGCGTTAGCAAGCATTGCTGATGGCACAGCACAATATTTGAGTAAGTTTAACTAATGGCAATATTACAAATAACACTTGATACAGAGCAAGCTATAAGCAAGCAGACGGTTAGCTTGGAAGGAAAAAATTATATCTTTAGATTTACATGGAACAACCGTGACAACAGTTGGAATATGGACATAATGAAGCCAAATGATATACCTATAATTATGGGAATAAAGCTTGTTGTAAACTATGAGCTAATATCTCGCTACATCCAAGAAGGTGTGCCACCAGGCATGATTATTTTATTCAATGAAAAAAACGTACAATATGACCGCTATGATATTAATCAAACACACTTTTTAGTTTACATAACGTCAGATGATGAGATGCTGGCATGAGTAAGTATTTGTTTGGAAGAATAGTAAAAGTTGTTATTGGTACTACTAACGATGAGGCTTTAGTTTTTAATGAAGACTTTAGAATTACCTTTGACGTTAAGTCTAATTTAACATCTGTTGCTAATACTGCAATAATTCAGCTTTATAATTTATCCCCTGCTACGCGGGCAACATTGAGTGGAGTAATAAAGCGTAATACAGAGCTTGGCAACGCTAAACAACCTTTGCTAACTCTCACGCTGTATGCAGGATATTCAGAAGGTGATGGCTACAAAATAGTATTTAATGGAAATATTACTCGCATGACAACTATGCAATCTATCCCTGATTATATTACTAAGATAGAATGTGGAAATGGTGCGTTGCCTATAAAAACATCTCTTATATCGCAGTCTTATAAAGCTGGTATTGATAGCAACACTATAATAAACCAGATAGCTAGAACAATGAAGTTAAATATCAGCCAAGCATCTAACTATCTACAAAATAACGTGCAGTTTGCACAAGGTGTGGCATTCAGCGGTTTGGCTAAAACATTTATGGATAAGATAGCAGTAGCCGCAAATTTAACGTGGTATATTGACAATGGCAGCATGGTTATAGTCGAGAAAGGCGGGGCAAAACTAAACGAGGTTATTTTAATCTCACCAACAACTGGAATGTTAAAATCACCTGAAAAACTAGAAAATCAAATAGGAGATACTGCGGAAGTTGTGCCTACTGATGGCTGGAAAGTAACATGCTTGTTAATGCCTGATATAACACCACTACAAAAAATTAAAATTGAGAGTAAGCTTGTTGATGGCAGTTATATTGTAGAGAGTGTCGAACATAAAGGAGATAACCGAGGACAGGACTGGACGACAACCTTTCAAACTAAGTTTTTGGGGCTTTAATGAAAGTAGAATTAACAGATGCTTTACTTAATGCCATAGATTTTCGTTTAGAAGACTTGCACACAAATTTGCCTGGGATAGTGCAAAAATATTATCCAGCAACACAAACTGCTGATATTCAGCCAGCCATTAAAAAGAAATACCTGATAGACGGTGAGATACAAATATTAGACAATCCTGTTATAACTAACGTACCAATTGCTTGGCAAGGCGGAGGTAACAGCTCATTGACTTTTAACCTAGAACCTGGTGACGCAGTGCTATTATGTTACTGCGAAAGGTCATTGGAGAGGTGGCTGTCTGCTGGCGGAACAACTGAAAACGGAATTAACAGAAAATTCGACATAAAGGACGCTATTGCTATACCAAGAATTAAGACTTTAAACAATCCGCTATCCCAAGAAAGCGGAGTTACTGCTTGGAAAAATAGCCAATTAGGGATAAAATTATATAATAATAATAAATTATGGATAGGAAACGACCAAGTAGAGTTATTGGATTGGCTAGATAGGCTGGTTGATGAGATTAAAAGCATCACGGTTGAAGGCAAGCCTATAGATAATATAGCAGCATTTACCACACTGCAAACAGAGTTAAGCGAGCTAAAAACATGAAAGATTGGCAATTAACAGATAACAGCGATTTAAAGATAGCGGACGGTGTGGACTGGATTGTTAGCGATGAGTATGAATTACAGCAAAGACTTAAAACAAGGTTGCGATTTTTTTACGGTGAATGGTATCGCGATATAACCGAGGGTGTAGACTACTACGGTAAAATTTTTATAAAAAATCCTGATTACTCTTTAGTAGCCCAAGAATTCAGAAGAGTGATTTTACTAACTAGCGGAGTTACTGAAATTTTAGAATTTGAAATGAAACAAAGCGACACTAATCCTCGAGGGCTAGAACTAGAATTTACAGTGCAATCAATTTATTCAGATGAGCCTGTGGGCTTGCAATTGGAGTTACCTTAATGGCAATATACGGCGTTACACCTTATGGTTTTGTTAAAAAAACCATCAATGTTTTATTAGATGAATTTGATGCAGAAATTCGTGTTAAATTCCCTGAATTTAATTTAAATTCTGATGGTGTCCATGGTCAAATATTACAAACCCAAATGAATGGGTTTGCTGAAAATTGGGACGTGTTGGACGGTACCTATAACTCTTTACGCGTAACGTCAGCAGAAGGAAACCAGCTTGATGATATTGGTTACTTAACAGCAATTGGAAGAACTCCTGCAACGCCTGCCGAGGTTATTGTATCATGCAGTGGTACTATAAGTACGCTGATACCAGAAGGCTCTTTAGTGCAGCGTGAGAACACACAAATTCAATTTGCCTCTGCTATTGCAGCCGCGCTGGATAACACAAAAACAAGTCGCATAAATCTGACTGTATCTACATTGGCGGATTTGACTGACTACATCATTTTAATAGATGGTTATACTATAACAGTGACAAGTGATGCTTCTGCCACAGCCAATGAAATTGCTATACTGCTTGTAAATGCAATCAATGCACAGACTGACATAATAAAAGTTAACGCTGATTACATAGATGCCAATGGGAAATTTTACATTATAGCCAATGACTTGGAAACAGCTTTTGAGGCTACACTTGATGCAAAACTAACGCTTGATAAGTTTTGGACACCTATACAATTTTTTAGTATTGACACTGGAGTAATAGAAGCCCCAGCAGAAACAGTAAATATAATAATTACCCCTGTTGCTGGATGGAGCGAAGCATTAAACTTTGCTGACGGTGATCCTGGGCAAGATATAAACACAGACATTGTTTACAGGCAGCGATTATTTGATGAAGTAAGAAGACTTGGCGGTGGGGCATTAGAGGCTATTGCTTACAGGTTACTAGAAACAGTGCCTAACATCATTTCTGTAGCAGGATTTGAGAATGATACCATGATTACAGACATAGAAGGAAGACCTCCAAAAAGCATTGAAATGCTAGTGGAAGGTGGGATTGATAGCGATATTGCACAAGCCTTATGGGAGGCTAAAAGCGGTGGCATTGAAACTTTTGGCTCTGAAAGTGAAACTATAAAAGACAAATGGGGCAACGATAGAATTATTAAGTTTTCTCGCCCTGAAAAAATCTATGTTTGGTTTAAACTAACTCTAACGACTGATAGCGATTATCCGTTAAATGGCGATGATTTGGTTAAGCAGGGTATAGTTTCAACAGGCGTAAGTAATTTTGGTATAGGCTCATTGTTATTAATTCAACAATTTTATTGCCCTATTTATGCGGTTGAGGGTGTTACAAATGCGCTTGTTGAAATGAATATAACAACCGACCCGTTAGTACCTCCAGTCAGTTATTTAACAACTAACATTCAATTAACCTCTTCGCAAATTCCATTCTTTGATGTTTCAAGGGTAGACATTATATGAGCGAAATAATCCAAAAAACTGATTATCTTGACGCAAACTATAATCTATTGCTAGGGCAATTTAAAGATGAAATAGAGCGTCCTAACTGGCGCGGGGTGATGGATATCTTGTCAGGATTTGCACAGGAGATAGAAGACGTTGCCACTGATATGCGTAGTAAATTTAGTTTACCTACGGCTGTTGGTGACCAGTTAGATATTTTAGGTTTGATTGTTGGAATAAGAAGAACGTCATCTGATGATGATGTTTTTAGAAGAGATATACAGTTTAAGATTATAGAAAACCGAAGTGCTGGAGAAAGCGAGTTTTTGCAGAACGCACTAGCCTTTTTAACCTATGCTGATTATGTTTGGATAAAAGAGGTTTTTCCTGCTTTCATGAGCGGTTATATTCAATTTGATACACTACAAACAGAAAATAACGTACCGCCAGATATAACCGCCAAAATGGACAGTATATCAGGCGGAGGTATAGCTTATGCTGAAACCCATTCAAGCTTTGGAGCAGCGCCATTTACTTATGCCTATCCTTACGTTGCTTATGGTGGAACTTACGGGTGGGATGACGGTAGCGGTGATAACAACATAGTACCAGATGCTGGAACTTATAGCGCCATAATATAATTATCCATACTTAGATAAAATAATTGTTTTTAACCTAAAATGTGTCATAATAACTAAATGGCAACAAGACCTACAGAATTTCCCAGATGGGCAACAGTCCCAACAGCAGACCCAACATATGGCGTGACTAACGTTGTCGAGCCTACAGAGCAGCGCAAAGACACAGGCTGGTTGGTAGAATATCCTACTGCTAACGTGCAAAATTGGCACATGAATTTAACATATTTATGGATAGCTTATTTAGATGAAATAAGGCAATCTATACCTTTCGCTATAGCTGCAGAGACGTCGTCTAATCAGTATGCCTTTGACTTTGGTGGATATTTTACGGCTTATGATGATGAGATGTTTTTCAGAGCTAGATTTCCTACAAATAATAGCGGCTCGGTTCAATGCAATGTTGATGGATTGGGCTTAAAAGATTTAGTTGATAATGGGCAGGCGCAACAATATATCGGCGGTGAAATTGAATTAAGCAAGGAATATTTAATTGCTTATTCAGTTGGGAGCGGTAATTTACGAACAATAAACCGCGTTTCCGCCACAGACGCAGTTTTACTTGCTGGTGTAGCTAAAACTTTTGATATAACCCCTTACGACTTATCAAGAGTAATACAGCGCCATTCGTACGTATTTGCTAACACTTCAGGTACTGATACTTATACAGCATCGCTAACACCAAATTTAGTAGCTGGAAATTTGGTTAATGGCTCCACATTTCATTTATATTTTAGCAATGCTAATACAGCATCATCGCCGACATTAAATATTGACGGTACTGGATCTTATGAAATTCAAAGTTTTGAAGGCACAACGTTAATAGCTGGTGACATTCCAGCAGCAAGCAGAATAACCGTAACTTTTACTGATACGCATTACAAGATAATAAGCATGGTTTGCGACAAAACAGGAACACTAACGAATGGTGGAGCGTCAAAATCAATAGCAGTAACTCCATTTTCCTTGGCGCAACGAACAGCAACAACAGAAAGGACTGGAATTGCTGAACTAGCCACAAACGCAGAGGTGCAGACTGGGACTGATACGGCAAGGGTTTCACCTGTTTCAAGTATGAGCCACCATAAACTAATTCCTAAAGCTATTGCGTCAGCAGATGGAAGAGTTGCAGCGTTAGCATTAAATTATGGTGTTAATATAGATAGCGTAGACCATATATCGTCAGGCGTAATAAGGTTTAATGCTGCGTCAGGAATAACTATAAACAATCATATTGAAATACCTGGCAGTGGTCGTATAGAAAACGGAAAAAATACAACAGCGCAAATAGGTGCAAGAACATCCACGGCGTGGAATGTAGAAACATCCCAAACAGACTTAGGAAATGGTGAGGTTGACGCATCTCATGTGACTATTGCAGTTTTTGGAAATTTTGCTTAAAAGAGGTTAGAAATGAAAAAAATTATTTTTGAAGAATTATTTATAAATAAAGCTGGTATTGAAGACAAAAGAGTCGTATTGCGGGCTTTTAATAGCGATGACCCTATACAGCAAAGCACAAATATAGCTTTTATTGAAAATGAAAGCGATGTAATTCTTCCTGACGAGTATTTTCGCGAAGCGTGGATTTTGGATAAAAAAACTAAAAAACTCGGTATAAATAAAGAAAAAGCAATCAATATCCATATTGATAAATTACGTGTAAAACGTAACGAAGCTTTAAAGAAACTTGATATTGAAACGACTATAGCTACGCAGCAAAAAGACAATACTAAGCTTGATAAAATAGCAGAAAAGGCACAAAAACTACGTGATATGCCTGAAACCGCAAAACTAGAACTTGAGGCTTTAGATGATTTTGAAGCAATCAAGAATTATATACCAGAAGGTTCGGAGTAGAAAATTGAAAAAATTATTATTTGTATTACCTTTTTTATTATGCTCTTGTGCTACAAGCCCCATAGGAACTGATGAGGACGTGCATCTTTGTGATGCTAACACACAACAAAACTTAATGTGCGAGGCTCATTTTGGTGAGGTTTGGCTTTTAGACCCATTGACATACACAAAAGGTGGCAACTGGCAATTAAGATATAAAGATATTGATCGCACTAAAGACAGAGCAGATAATATTTTTTACCCTATAATTTGTACTTATTATTTAGAAACCAAAAATTCTACATTGGGAGCAAATTTATCCATCTTCATGGAAGACGGAACTAACAAAGCTTATAATACAAAACTTCCAATTTTAACGTCTTACAAAAAACTGGATTATAACTTCACTCAAACAGAAGTAATCCCACCATTTAACGATGATAGTAATACCCCTGCCGATTTTACATTTTCGGCTTATTACGAACCAGGACATACAGAGTTTAAGATTTACATGAAATGTGACCAATATATATATGAGGGGAAATAGTTATGGCAAAAGAGATTTTTAAAAACCAAACCGCTAATGCCGTGGTAGACACGTATTTAGGAGAAAAGATTTTTGCGAATGGCTTTTTACAAGTGGATGTCAGTGGAGTATTAGGTGGTGCTGATGTTATTACTTGGATAAAAGGTGCAGCAGAAACAAAGACCTGGGTGCGTGCTTGTACATGGCTATCAACTCAAGGCGATGCTT